TGCGCCTTTATGTTTAGTGAGGATAATAGCGTAATGATTATAGTAGGTACATAAGATATGAATAATATTGGTATGGAATAAGTTTTAAATGAAAAGCATGGATGATAGAAATAATAAAAAAATTAAATTCTTAAATGAAATAAATTTTATATTTCACAATCAGATTATTGCTCGCTTCCCTACACTTCATTTTATGACGCCAGAAGAAGTTAATGCCTTGCATATTAGTTTTATAGTTAATATCGCTGCCCAAACAATTATCTCTCAATCAGCGAAGAAGACTGCTGGTGATAAATATATTGCCGAACAAGGTAAGATTAAAATGTCTTTATTAGATTTCACAAAATTACTGAGTAACAGAATAAAAGAAATCATTAAAAATAATGAAGTTGAATCTATTCGTGATGATATTGAATTATAACTTATCCCCAATTTCTGTGGATAACCCTGTGGGTGAATGTGTAGTAGGTTCTAAACTGCATTTTTAATGCGCCATGCTCTTTTATAGCCTCTGATCTTCTCTTTATTTTTACTGCGCCAAGCCCGTTGTATCTCTTGAAATTTTTCGATATTTGCTTGTCTATGCTTTTTGCTTGCTTCGTTTCTGCATAATTTACATTCAAGATAAATGCCATGTCTTTTTTTATGCTGATAGATATTTCTCGATGCTAACTCACCATGTTTTTTACAAGTCTTAACAATGTCATCCATAACGATTCCAATATTCTTAATGTTTCACATAGAACAATGCGATAGAATAAATTATGAGCAGACGTAAGGCAATCACTCTCCGCCAAGACGATGCCTTAATTGGCACGCGTCTGCTCGTAATGCTACTATGTAAAGGTCATGCTATTAGTCGCTCTTCAGATAGTTAAACTCCTTATATGTTCACTTCGGTACTCTGATAGCATGACATTCTTATCAATCATCCTTCACTCCACACCCATAAATATGTACGCTATTAGATAATTAAAGCCTTATACAAGGATGTGGTATGGCTGATTTTGCATTGAAGATGCAATGTGCTTCTGAGCGCGACGAACATAAAGCCCTTGTTCATTGGCTCAGCCTTCATCCACGACTGAAGTTTTGCTATCTGCATGTGCACAATGAGATGGTCGGCAATGACCGCTTTCATGCCAAGCGTTTAGGGATTAGAAAGGGTGTTTTTGATTTTTTCATTGCATTGCCAAACAAACACTACCATGGCTTATGGATCGAGCTTAAAAGGCGGATAAAATACAATATCTCCAAAGAACAACGACAATGGCAGACAACAATGATTGCTAATGGTTATGAAGCTATTTTTGCTATTGGCTGGGATGAAGCGCGTGAAGCGATAATTGCCTATGTAAGTGACTTATATTAGAATAATACGGTCCAATGAACCTAGTCTTAAACTCGCTTCCTAAATCTCCCTGCTACTCCTCAGTGGGGATTTTTTTATAGCCAGTATCAAATTATTCCGTTATGCTTCTTCAAACATTAGTCGCTGAACATGCATAAATTTACATCTTCTTGTATGTAAGGCGGCTATGTTACTCATATAAAATGAAAGTGTGTTAGTTTCCTTTCCTCCCCGTGTTGCAGCGGGGATTTTTTTTAATGTGCATTCTTATGTGCTGCTAATGATGCTTTAAGATCTTCACTTGATTTCTTCATATGCAAAATAGCATAGTCCATTAATTTATCTGATTCACTCTCACTTAATAATTTAGAGATCACATGAAATGTTTTTTCAGTCAATACGATTGATGATGAGATAATGACATTACAAATATCAAATGAGCTAATATCCATTTGTTTATTTTCTTCAACAAATTTAATCAATGTTTCATCCAAACGACGATAAAGTTCAAATGAAAGATTATTTACTTTAACTAGCATTCCAACTATTCCTTATTCTTCGATAATGCATTAATCATCTTAGATGCATAGTCTAAGTTAGTACGTCTATTCTCAGAATGTAGCTTTTGTTCATTCTGATGAAAATCTACTTTTAACTTTTGTGCATCTAATGCAAGTCGTACTTTATCAAGCTCATGCTTTTCTTGTCGAATGCGTAATTCTTCTTCACGTTCTTTTAATTGGGCTTCTTGGAGCTTCATTTGCATTTGCGCCATTTCAGCCATCGGGTTAGGCTGAGGTGGCGGAGGCGCCTCACCACGTTCCTTAGCCAATATCTCAGGCGGTACCATCGTCTCAAAACGCTCTGCAATCTGGGGCATGTATTGAACATCCAAATTTTTGGCCCATAAATCCCCAATGAGTGGAAAGGCTTGGGGATTGGCTTGTAACGTTTGCGCGAAGAATTCAAGTGCGACTTCTTTTTGTACTGCGAAAGATGCTCCAGTGGATATCTCAATATCAAAATCTCCCTTAGTTAAAGGATTTTCTATACTGCCATCATCACGGGTCTGGTTAAGAATAACAGGCTTGGTCTTACCGTCTTTCAATAGTAAATTCACATAACGACTATCTTGCCCATAGACATAAGGTAGAAGATCCAATGCTACGCGTCCGGATTGCTCTATGGCTTGATTAAGATTATCAAAATAAACATATGTGGACATACCTACTTCAAGTTTACGTTCTCGTTTTGCTTTGCCTGATATATCTCTACCTTGTAATTCATCAGCTTCTGAATAGCCGGTTATTTCTCGTATATCGCGCGTACCGCGCTCGTATAGCGCTAATAATGATTGCGATAGCTCCCATGGTGGCATTTTAGTTGGCATCTGCCCTGTCTTTGGATCTGGTTTTGCAATCAATATACCCTGCTGTAATTCAGGATTACGCCACATTTCCTCCTGACCTTGGATATTATCAAGCGTACCAATCCACTGTTCACGCCTTCTGTTTTTAATCTCTGCCGCCATCTCAGAAGAGATGTAGTTTACAAAGCGCTGCGCATCTTTCGCGTCGTGGACAAAGGATTTGGTGTATTGCTTGCCATCAATAAAGTTACTATCACCATCAGCATAAATAATGGGTAGATATTTAGACGGCCAATCATGAAAATCCACAATTTGATTTTGTAATAATTCATAATGACGGATACGATAATTTTCACTCTGTCGTTCCATAACAATGCGAGGAATTTCAGCTTCTAACATATCTTTCACCACTGGACTATCATTCAGAATTTTAAAATTCTCTTTATATTTCTTCTGCATGTCTTGCCATTCATCTTTAGTAACAGACATCCCATTAGATAATTTATAAACAATATCGCTAAACCATTCCTTCACAAAATAATGACAGACTGTAATTGTATCTTTTGTACGAAAATGATAATCCATTAAATAATTAGGATCAGCATAAGAAATAGGGTTAATAACATAAGGATATTTTGCTTCAAATTCTTTCTTTGAATAAGTATAAGTTCTGGCACAAAAATTACCATCACCTTTATGTGGCTTAATAGCGATTGGATCAAAGTATGATCGAATAGCATCAACATATTCATAACGTATAATCTGATTAAAACTGGTAGGTGTTTCATAATCAACCATCACTTGAAATGCACCAAAGCCAAACATAAGTGCTGATCTAAATGCTTGTTGATAGACAAGATCATTTTGTGATTGATAACAAATAGACCGAATAAGATCAGTGCGTAAATTAATCTCAGGCTGTTTGGCAATACCAGATAATGATCGCACTTGTAGATCAGGTTTGTTGCGACGTTGTTCACCTGCAATCTTTTTAACAATGTCATAGATTTTATTCATCTGCATAGCAGGCTTGAAAAGACGATAGAATTCTCCACGCTCTGTAGCTGACCATTGGTCACGTACTGTAAATTGCATGTCCTCACGACCTTGGGTAATGTTCTCATTAAAGAATGCATCCCAAGACCCCGTATCTTCTCTAGCGTGTTCTAATACGTCATTTTCATCAATGCCTGCTTCTTCAAACATTGATTCTCTTTTGTCTTCTGACATGATTTAAAATCCTTTTCAATCACAAATAAACTTAGAGTACTCTCCACAACTAAAACAAAAAAACTGACTTGATACTTTATCTGCGAAACATTTAGATTTTTTTGATTCACAAAAAGGACAACGTATTAAAAAGACGCCATTACCAAATCGATAAATAACTTCGAGTAGAATATTATTCTTTTTAAATGGCACTACATTATTAGTGTCTGTTATCGTCATTTTTATTTACATCCTTGTAAATAATTTCATAAGCTACTATTTTATCACCGAAATTTAATTTCCCACGCTTGATGCTCTCATCACTATACTCAATAGTATTGATCACATTATTTACTTCAGTGAGTGTGTCCCATAAGCAATCTAGACAACCATCACACAGCTTATTCTCTAAATCATTAACAAAGTTATATATATATTCTTTCATATCCCTATCACTCATCCTCTAAATCCCATAAATACTGGATTAAACATATTATGCTTTTCTACATTAGCTTGTTTTGCCTTCGATATACTATCAGCAGCATAGTTAAGACAACCGTACTGCAAGCAATCATGAAGATGTGATGCGTAATTTTTATGTGGTACTTCGCGATAACGCTCATCTCCTGTAAAAGCCACACGCTTATAATAATAATCCCGTACAAATCCCTTGTGCAGTATTGGACACCCGGTGCGGGAGACTAATAGGCGCGGCTTTCCATCCACAAGTGTGTTTAGGAAATAACGTACAGATTGTAAGCGTGGTTCAATATCATTAGTACTTGCTGCAATTGTTGGTATGCCGATGGTATTAAGCTCTGATATACACGATAGTTCCTCATATATCTGATCATGTATAGCACCCGCAGGATCAGCTAGGGATAACCCTATAGTGTTATAGGGAAAGTCCTTATGTAGTTCAGGTAATACAATCGATTCAGCGAATGAGCGTATACCCATATCCTCACCCTGATATTCTTTCAGGACGAGAAGCTGCCCACGCGTTGTTAACTGCATCACAAGACAGGCTGGGGATAAACCAAAATCCCACGAAAGCGTTAATGGTAAGCCCTGTACGGCCTCTAATTTCTCAACGGCATGCATATCAGAATTATATTCAGCGTAGACGACCTTACCCTCACTGACAGTGCCATAATCGCCAAGGCAATAGACTTTTATAAAGTCATCGGACTGACCTTCTGCGAGTTTGAGATAATAATCAGGTGCCATGTGTTCGTAGTTATCACAGATATTATTCGTTACGTACAAGCAGCCTTTGGCGCTTTTGCATATTTCTTTGGTTTTACCAACATTCTGGTTGTGCGCAATCTCTTCCTCTGTGACGGCTGAAAGTCCCTCTGGTTGTCTGAATATTCGATGACCACTTGATCCTTGTTCTTCAAAAAGCGTAAATATCCAGTGGTCGATGTCTGGGGGGTTTGTGTCCGCGATAATCCCACTATAGTACTGCATCCCGCAGAAGTCCCGACTAGGATAACGATAGTTAACACGACCTTTGAAGTGCGATAAAACAGCTTTTGGAACTTCAGATAATTCATTTATGTACACTCCAGTCACTTCAAATGATTTAATCTTGCGTATGTCATCATCACGGTCTAACGCTATAAATATGAGCTCAAGTTCAATCAACCCATTTCCGTCATTAAATGTATGATGATAAGTTAATAGTGGCTTCTGACGCTTTTCTATGTGTCCGAGATCACTAAACCAGGTCAGCCACGTCTGTAGTGTGGTGCTATGCAATTCACCTGAGGTATTACGAACGATTGCCCAGCGTGCTTTACGTCTACCATTAAACCAAGCTGGCATTTGTGCTGTACGCTTTACAATCTCATGAACACACATCGTAGATTTGCCAGAGTTATAAGGCCCCATCACCAAGCGCACAAAGCTATCATCATGATGAAATGCATTGCCTGTCACCGAGGGGATATAAATACGCGGCTTATCTTCTGTATAGAGCTTAGAATGATCGTCATAAATAGAAATATGATGCTCATGAGATTGTTTATACTGTTTGAGTAATGCTTCTGCTTGTTTTCGGTACTCAGACCTTAGGGACATGATAGATTCCATTCTTTTTATCAGAAACATTCTCATAAGTCGTAAAACGTTTACCACAACGTAAACACTGACGTCTTCGATTGGTCACACTGCCTTCTTTAATATGCTTGGTATAGACCACTTCAGTCATTGGATATTTACAGTGATTACAAATCATAACCATCCATAGTTAGAGATCATGAAATGAAAATTTAATGATCGGTGTAAACGTAATACCTTCTGCATCAAGGAAATGACGTAAGTTAAATAAAGCTTCGTCATATTCATTTTGAAGATCGGTATTAGCATCCTTTTGAACACGTCTAATGTAATAACGCATACGCTTACAGAGATTGATATAGCGTTTCATAACGACATGGTGCGTATGATTGAGTGGCCGAGGGGTCCTGTAATTGACATTATTCATTTCTTAAAACCCTTAAGCGTCCTAGCCAAAACAGCACGTTTACGAGTAACAATGCTATTAGATTTTAAGGCAGCCTGTAGTTTCTTCGCTGGGATATTCTTACCCTTCTTAACCTTAAGCGTTGCTCGCAATGCCCCAGGTTTCTTTATGGCTTTAGCGATAAAATTCTTAGGCATTATTTGCTCTCCTTAGCATTTAATTTCTGGATATCGGCTTTGAGTTCCTCATAGATAGCCTTCATTTGCGCATCTAATCCATAGTATGAAGGATCTCGCATGGCAAGATAGGCTTTAGGATCGCGTTTACGAACGGAGGCAATAGGCTCTATTTCATGTACGGCTTGTGCGTAGCGTATCTCATGCACAATGGTTGCATATTCAGATTCAATGCCAGCATCAATATCATCCATGCCTGCACGCATAATGAGACGAAATTCACCACGGGTTAAATGGGGATAACAGAAATCACCGATCTTGTCGCTAAAGAGGCCATTCCCTACGGCCTCCAGCATCTTATTGCGTTTGGTAGGTGTGATCTTAGGTCGAAGCATGCCCAATCCTTGGCCATATGTATATTGCATATATTATGATCTATTTATTGCTAACTGTCATGCAGCACATAATAGTGGGGCTAGTTTTTCCGAACTAAACTATTTAGAGCTATAGTCTGCCCAGTAACATCAGTATCAACAATACAATGAGAATTAACCCTACAATACCGCCCGGATAATAGCCCCAATCTCGACTGTATGGCCAAGTAGGAACGACCCCTAATAAGATAATTATTAGAATAATCAACAATAATGTAGTCGTGGTCATAATCACACGCCTCATAGGTTATTGCATATACTATGAGCTATTTATGACGATGTGTCATATATGTCTCTTCTTGTTGCTGTAGCATACATATTTTATTTACTACGTTTAAATGCTTCTGGTAGTGGTGCTTCTTCTATTGGCTTCTTAGCAATTATCTCATCCAAGAGCAGTTTATGGTCTTCCAAGACTACCCAAGTATCTTCTCCATAATAATTTTCATTATTAGTGAGATTTTTTAATGCTTCCTCGAAGTTACGCTTATCCCTTTTTATGCGATGAGCAAATGTTTTCTCGTCCATGGTTAATACTCCTATCTTAGGATTAAGATTATTGTGGCATAGAAAGACCATAGAAAGATTAAAACTTTATTCTTTACGGGGGATGTTGGGTTGCTCTTTCTTTTATTCTTATACACAAATTTTGTTACCTAAATACAGGTTATTTAATACAGGTAAATATAGGTATATAGTATGTGAGACAGTTTATGCGTAACCATGAGACAGTTTATGCGTAGAAATGCCAAAAATGTGAGACAGTTTATGCGTGGATAACTTCGCTTATCCCCAGAAATTGTGGATAAGTGGCGCGGTACCGTTTATGCGTGAAGGTGAGACAGCTTATGCGTAACTAAGTTATTATTTTTATGGGAATATGTGGTTTACTGGGATGCAAAAGCAATCCGTCTTGCTCATCGCTTACTCTTGCGTCTTTATAGATAGCATGGACTTTCCTCATCTCCCGAATGAAAGCGCGCTTGAAGTCCAGTTTTCCTCTTGGCGTATTAGCATACCCTGACCCAAACTGAATTTGTAACGATTCCCAGGGAATGCACGTGCTTTTCTTGAGGTAGCTCATGCGGTAGGTCAGCCAGAAATAAATATCAAGCGCCAATGGAGATCGTTTTAAAGCACGTAGTGTGCCTATATCAATGGGGATAGGGTAATTGATGGTCTCGTTAAAGAAATCCTCTCCCAGCATTAGGGTTGAATCAAACAAACTGCGTTGCTCCGGGGACTTCGGATCCCACCATAAGTTTGCTTTAGTCACAGGCTTAACGTCCTGAATTGCCCATCGCTTCCCATCATCGTAAGTGCAAGATATGGATGCGGAGAATAGTTTTGTCATCTGGTCACGCAGCCTAGTGATAGTTCCCCACCTTCCGCCAGTTGGAACAAGGTCAAGCTGCCGCATAAACTCGCTCAGGTTATTGCCAAGCACCAATTCCCGCTTCTTTGTCTTTACGGCCTCGGTAGTAAGCCATACCATAAGCAACCGGGGAATACTCCCGTATGGCAGTCCTACGTCTGACTTTGCCAGCATGGTTAAACAGAAATTCCCGTTCCTTCGGCTAAACTCTGTCCCCGTTGTCTTGCTATGCGGCATTGTGGCTTGCACTAGAGCGCGCGCCATAAAGCCTAAAGCACCCGCATCTTTAGCGTCTCTAGCTTCAATGGCTAGTGCTTCATTTATTAGTTTAATCAGGTTGTCTTGATTCATATGCTTATTTGCTTATAGTCGCGTGGCATCGACCGCCGAATAACCACCGCAGTATAGCAGCGACCGCCGAATTAATTAAAATGCCATTTGAGTAACTGTATAAGACTTAATATTTGGTTTGAGTGTCTGCCATTTATATTAATCTCCATAATTAGTCAGCTAACACTTTGTTGCAGTTTGTTGCACAAGACAGTCTAGGTGACTAGCTTTTAGATTGAATCTTTGCAATGACAACAAAATGGTGGCATAAGACCACATTCCTTGCACTCAGCTGGATTATCATTCACTGGCGGCGCGTAATGCCTATATACCTTAATAGCGCCCTCCAAGTCGAGATCGAAGTTCAGTAATTCCTGGTTTAAATACTGCTCAATGGCATCTTCTCCAACAGGGTAGGGTCCCTGATAATTCACCATGAGCTGATTTTCTCTAACAATTATGAATCTGCCTACCAAGTCACGCAGCAAAGTTAAGCGATCTTTATTGGCTGGATTGCGCTTAAACGCAAACATTGCCGCAGTCTTTTGTA